TGTTTGATAATGGTATTAATAACACATACAACTTAGGTAACAGCACACCAGTTAGTGTACTAGAGCTAATTAAAGCAGTAGAAACTGAACTAGGCGAAGACATTAACACCAATTTAGTTGCTCCACGATCAGGCGACATGGTTAAGACTTATGCAGATGTAACATTTGCTAAGGACAACTTGGGTTGGGAGCCTACAAAAACAATCAACGATATCATTGTTGATGAACTGGCTTGGCAGAAGCCAAAGCTGAAACGTAAACATAATTTATAAGGAACCATTATGCAACCATTACACGATAAACTATTAGTGAAGCGTAAAACTAGCATGACTAAAACGTCAGGCGGTATTATCTTAACTAGTGTTGCTAAAGACAAGCCAGCAGAAGGCGAAGTCATAGCAGTAGGTCCAGGAAAGAAAAGTAAGTTAGATATTGTTATCCCACTTGAATGTCAAGTCGGTGACTATATTATGTTTGGCCCAAACAACGGCGACAAGATTGAAATTGATGGAGAGGAGTTTATTATCCTATCCGAGTCTGATGTGTTTGGTATAGTTGAGTAACATGAAGTACTACCACACCTGGGAAGAATTTAACAGCAACGTTGCAACAATATGCCGGGCAATGGCAGTAGATAAGTATAAGCCCGATGTTATATTAGGACCTGGAAGAGGCGGTTACCCAATGGGAGTAATGCTCAGTCATTACTGGAATATACCGTTTGAAGGCTTCCAATTAAGTCTAAGAGATCATACAGTCGAGGATAATGGCGCACTTGAACAACTTTTGTCTAAATACAATGGTAAGAACATATTAATATGCGATGACATTAACGATAGTGGATCAACACTCAATATAATTGATGAAAGTTGCGAAAAACTGTTGACAATGGCTCCCAGATACTGTACAATATATGATAAGTTGTCCAGTAATTTTGGTAAGAAAGTTGACTATACTGCAAAGGAAGTTACACCAGATGAAGAACAATGGATAGTATTCCCTTACGAGGAGTGGTGGAAATGATTGAATTATTAGTATGGTTTGTTTTCACATTTGCATGGGCGGCATATGGTACGCATGTAATAAGAGAGTTTATAAAGCATAACTGGAACATATTAAAATGAAAAGAACAGCAGAAATAGTATACGGCACTCATGGTGGCTTTGTTGTACATTTATTTAAAGAATATTTATGTGAAATAGGAATGGAAAAGGACCTGTTTGGTACTATAGATATTAGAGACAAAAGCATACACTATGCAAATGACATAGTAGAGAACTGGGCTAACGGCATATTAGGAGAGGATAATGAGTTCATTAGTAAGCCTTCGTAACCACTTAGTTACCCTAAAAACTAAACATAGGGTAATGGATAAACAAATATCCGATGATTACGACTTACATGTTGATGACTTTATTGTTCATGCAGAGAAGTTAGAAAAACTAGAACTTAAAAGAGAGATAGACACTCTAGAAGAAATGATTATATTATTATCCAAAGAAGAGGAACAACAAGAGAATGATTAGTGATACAATAAAACAACGTATCTTACAAGCCGGCGGCAAGTTTTGGGCTGGTAGTAACATTAGTGAGTACATGGAAGAAGGCGACAAACAAGCACTTATCGAAGAGCTTACACCTAAGTTTGAATCAGTACTAGAGAGTCTAGTTATTGATATTGAAAACGATCCTAACAGTATGGAAACTGGTAGACGTCTTGCTAAAATGTATATCAAAGAACTAATGGCAGGTAGGTACGAACCTATGCCTAATGCAACAGCGTTTCCTAATGTAACAGAAGATAGATACGAAGGCATGTTGGTTGTGCGTAGCGAACTTAAAAGTGTTTGCTCACATCATCACCAGCCAGTAACAGGCGTAGCATACATTGGTATCATTGCCGCTGACACACTAATTGGTCTAAGCAAGTACACAAGGATTGCACAATGGTGTGCAAGACGTGGAACGTTACAAGAAGAACTATGTAACGACATTGCTAGAGAGATTATGGAAGCCACTGGTAGTAATGACGTAGGCGTTTATATACAAGCCACACACGGTTGTTGTGAGAATAGAGGCATTATGGCACATAGTAGTCTTACACAGACTACAGTACTTAAAGGTTCTTTCAAAGAAGAAGCAAAGGTACAACAAGAGTTTATGGATAATATTAAACTACAGCAGTCGTTTGCTAATGGTAGAGGTTAAGTATGATAGAACGTAGGAAGAAAGGTTTTATAGTTTCAAAAGGACTCGTGCCTGTAAATGCTATATGCGAAAGTGTTGGCACAGGTAAGAGCGTAGCTGACGTATTAAAATTATATCCTACCCTTGCTATGGAAGATGTGTTTGAAGCATTAGAGTTTTATGCTCTTAATACTTCTATACCTACCAATCAAGCATTAGAACAGTTACTTACATTAGTTAATGTAGGTGGAGAAGAGATTGTATTAGAAGTAAGCAACATTAATCAAGTAGTGTTCATTAAACTTGTAGAGCTAGGCAGACGTTATTACAGACGTACTAGCAACTTTGCTACATGTATGAACAACGGACTAAGGATTAGTTGCCTAGAGATTCTAATGCACAAAGAAGCAGACTTAGATTTAGAAAACGATTTGTTTGAGTTAGTTGAGATTGCACTAACAGATAGTGTGCCAGCAATATTTGAACAGAACGAACAGACAAAAGAAGATTTAGATTACGACGAATATATAGTAACGAAGGAAAAACATGACTCTAAAATACAGTGAAACGTTTTACTCAGCCCAAGGCGAAGGCTCCTATGTAGGCATTCCTAGTTTATGGATGCGATTCTTCTTGTGTAATCTTCAGTGCAATGGCTTTGGACAAACAGATCCAACTGACCCTAGCACCTATGAGTTACCGTACGAAACAATTGATTTAACAAACATCGACAACGTGTTTGATTTGCCAGTTTTTGATAAGGGTTGTGACAGTAGTTACACTTGGAGCAAACGCTTCAAGCACCTTATTGCCGATAAGACGGTAGAGGAGGCTGTAGACGAACTACAGGCTCACCTACCGCACGGTAACTTTATACATCCTGTAACACTAAACAGAACACACATGGTATTTACAGGAGGCGAGCCTATGATTAAGAAGTCGCAACCTGGTATGATTAGTGTGTTAGAAGAGTTTGCTAAACGTAAGATGAACAACACTCACGTTACAGTAGAAACAAATGGTACTAGAGCAGTAACACCAGACTTAGAAGAGTTTATAGATAAAAGATTTTATGCTACAGACGAGTACGGTGGAATTATTCCAGACGCATTAGGTACGCCAGAGTGGTTCTGGAGTGTAAGTCCTAAGTTATGGAGTACTGCTGGAGAGAAACATAGTAAAGCAATATGCCCAGAGATAGTAGGCAAGTATGCAGAAGTTAGTAATCACGGACAACTAAAGTTCGTAGTAAATGGCTCTGAAGAGAGTTGGAGAGAAGTAGAAGAGAATACTAAATTATTTAGAGATGCAGGATGTAATTTTCCTGTGTGGATTATGGGCGTAGGTGGAACGTTCGAAGGGCTAATCCAAACAGAAGCCACCATAGCCGATGAAGCAATACAACGTGGCTACAACTATACAAGCAGAGTTCATGTACACATATATGGAAATGCAATAGGAAAATAATATGAATATTATTAAAAAGATTAAAGCAGAACGTCCTTGGTCAAGTACCAGTGAATACTTTACTTGGTTTCATTGGACATTGTTTTCAATACTGTGGTGTACATTATTGTTTTCAGTTGAAGCAAGAGCAGATCAATGGTTTGTTGATGGCACTGGAGTAACTGAAGGTAAAACATATCATGGACACACAGTAGAAACAACACCGCCGGCATTGTTTACTTCAGCTATTATCGGAGCAGACAAGATAGGCAAGGATACTATTAGAGTTAAGATGAACGATGGTAGAAGTTATGATGCAGTCATGCTAGGCTGTTGGAATCTACAATCGGCACATGGATATATATTTGGAAAGAACTGGGAGATGGATGCAATATTTGATCAACTAATGCCAGGCTTACCAGTATATCTATTAATAGGTAATAATGTCGAACATAACCCGGGCTGTGTTATTACAAAGATTATACCAGTAATGATAGTAAATGAATAAGTGTAGTGAGTGCGGAGTGATATATTTTACATCTCCATACCACACACATGACATGCAACACATATTTTGTGGAGCAGAGTGCAGTTTAAAATGGCACGATAAACAGGAGAAAGATGATGGCGAATAAAGTACCTTTTTGGATGTTACCCGCAAGTTGGGGACTAACAGGCAAAAGTAAACTAAGAGCAAAGGCTGAGTATGAACTTACAGGCGTTGAGCTTAACAAGGAACTTGCCAGGATCGACATAGACAATGACATTGATGCTCAAGTATCAGACATGGACATTGATGTTGAAGCTGGTAACCTAACCCAGTCAGTACGTGATAAGAAAGTTGCTGAACTGAGAGACGAACCTTGGGTAGAAGTAAAACATATGGAAGTTAACCCAGAAGATGTTAAGCAAGGATACATGGAGTTAGACTGGAATGACCAGTTTGTTGCTATGTTACATGCACAAGGATACACTGGCGAGAGCGATGAGAGTGTAGTTAACAAATGGTTCAATGATATATGTAGAACAGTATTGTTACAAGAGAACGCTGACATGGACTTTGGTCTACAAGATGCTAACTCAGACGTAATTAAAGTAAGAAACGGTCCTACTACGGACGGTCTAGATGACTGAACAAACATCAGCTCAGACTAAGTTGGCTATATTGGTTAACAAGGTAATAGGTCCTGCGATTTCAGACTTCGTGGCAAGTTTATCCGATGATGAGATATTAGAGCTTATGAAAGCATATAAGACCATGAATATTGATCTCATAAAAGACTTGACTTCTGCGGCTAAAGAGCGTAAAATACAAAGTAAGCAATGGACGGAAGATAGTCCGTTTGATGCAATAATGGAACAAGGACTAGACAATAAATGAGCAAAAATTACTTATTAGTAGATGGACTGAACATGTTTATGAGAGCAAAACATGTTGGTGGACGTGGAGATAGTATCGACATGAAGATCGGTATGGCTATGCACATTATGTTTAATAGTATTAATAAGTGCTGGAACAAGTTTGACGGCAGTCATGTAATAATATGTTTAGAAGGACGTTCATGGCGTAAGGACTTTTATAAGCCTTACAAAGCAAATCGTAAAGTAACAATGGACAAACGTAGTCCTAGAGAACAAGAGGACGATGAGTTATACTTTGAAGCGTATGACGACATGGTACAGTTCTTTTCTAACAAAACTAATTGCACCGTACTAAGATGTGAGACTGCAGAAGCAGATGATATGATTGCTACTTGGGTACAACAACATCCAGAAGATAATCATATGATAGTAAGCACAGACAGTGACTTCTATCAACTGTTAGCAACCAATGTACAGCAGTACAACGGCACTACAGATCAGATAGTTACACTAGAAGGTTGGCATACGTTGAAAGACGGCAAGGTAGTTATAGATAAAAAGACTAAAGAAGAGAAGGTACCAGTAGATCCTAAATGGGTACTGTTCGAGAAATGTGTTAGAGGAGATAGTTCAGACAATGTATTTGCAAGTTATCCCGGCGCAAGACTTAAAGGGACTAAAAACAAAACAGGTATTCGCGAAGCCTTTGATGACAGAGCATCTAGCGGATACAATTATAATAACTTTATGTTGCAAAGGTGGGTCGACCACGAAGAGCAAGAGCATAGGGTTAGAGACGATTTTATTCGTAATGAAATACTAATTGACTTAACATTGCAACCCGATGAGATTAAAGAGTTATGTATACAACGAATGAATGAGCAGAAGAAGACGGAACCGGTGGCTAACATTGGCATTCACTTTATGAAGTTCTGCTCTAAATGGAACTTGCAACGTATGGGTGACCAGGTCACTACATATCAAGCAATGTTGAATGGGAGTCATTGATGACCGAATCAAATGATAAAGAGGAAGCAGATGCTGACTACGATATTATGTTCGAGAAGATCAGACACCCAGAGAAGTGGCCCGCTTGGGGCAAGAAGTATATTTATGAATCACCTGATAAAGGTAAGACAGTATACGCCAGAGAATTTGGCAAGCCACATGAAGAAAGAGTTTTAATTAAAGGAGAAGAACAGTGATTAAATTTAAAGAATCGGTAAAACTACAAAAGATAAGTGATGATGCGTGGATCGTTAATGACGATACAAAACGTGTTGGTATCCTACACAAAACCATACAGGATCAATACACTTACTTAGACAGGACAGAAACAATACAATTCGCAGACCAAGAAGAAGTAACAGACTTTTTCCAGAACCAGTTTGTGTTTGATGAAGAGACTGTAATGGACGTAACAGTTCCTGCAACGTTTTACATTAAAGGTTATCCTGTTGACTATCCAAGTCCAGTACCAGTTGAGCCTAGCGATGAGGACTACATGGAAGAGATTCCATTGTTTGCTAAGACAGAAAACAGCAAGGTATACTATGCCGCAGGTTGGTACGCTATTAACTTTGAAAAAGGTTGGAAACATGGCAACTGTCCTAAGTTAAGCACACTAATTACATATGGTTACGAAGGTCCATTTAAAACTAAACTAGAGCTAAAGCAACGTCTTAAAGTTCTGAACAAACTAAAGAGAAACTTTGCTAAATGAAGACTGATTTAACTTATACTGAAAAGTTTTTAGTACAAGTAGAACGGTTGCGTGAAGCAAATGAACCTACTGCGGAGTTTAGCGTACACTTTTTAACCCAAGTATGCAAAGAATTAAACGAAAACTTTAAAGTTGATCTAAACGTAGGCATCGAGCCTATTAGTAATAAGGTGGATGGAGGAAGATTCAAATGAAAGACTTAAAATTGCAAGATGTAATAGATAAGACTATACATCAAAAACAACAGTTAAAGTTTCAAGAGAAAGCAGTTAACGACCAGCAAAAATCTATCGACGAGCAGACCAAACGTATTGCGGACCTATTGAAATCCAAAAACGGTGCGTAGTAAAGTAATCGACAGACAGTTTTGGGAACACTCCTGTAAGATGGATGGTCCTATTATGATTGAAAAGGGTCAGCCATGTAACTGGTGCGATGAGAAAGATTGTAGCGGACCCGTGTGGAGAACTGACTGCGGATACAATCACTTTTTTCATCATGAGATCCAATGGCAGAGTAAATACTATGACGGAACTGATGAAAGATGGAACGATGTTGGTATTGATCATGGCGTTCTAGATGACATAAATACTAATGCGAAAGGAAAATACGGGTGGAACTTTAATATAGTTAGAGACCAGAAGATTGCAATGATCTCATTTGAAGACGAAGATGATGCGTTATGGTTTCGATTAAAGCACAGCCCACAGACATAGGAAACAACACATGATTATAGAAATATTTGGTAAAGATAACTGCCCATTTTGTGATATGGCAGTAAACAAAGCAGAACAAATGACAGAGAACGATCACCAGTACACATACAAAAAACTAGATAGAGACTTCAGCCGAGAAGAACTATTTGAGAAATTTCCCACAGCAAGAACATTCCCACAAATCGTAGTAGATGGTAAGGCTATCGGTGGCTGGCAAGAGTTTAAGGACATAGTATAATGAGTACCACTGAAGACCAAATTAGAGAAATTATCGAAGGCAACGATGTTATATTGTTTATGAAAGGCGATCCTTATCAACCTCAATGTGGTTTCAGTGCTAAAGTTGTAAACATACTTAAAGAAATTGGTAAGCCGTTTGGATTTGTTGACATCTTAGCAGACCAAGACATCAGAGCTACACTACCTAGCATCAGTGATTGGCCCACGTTCCCACAATTGTTTATCAAAGGTGAACTGATTGGTGGTTGCGATATTATCACCGAGATGCATGAAGGTGGCGAGTTAGACCCGCTAATTCCATAATATGAGAGACAGAGACTATCTAGAGGACGAATTCAAAGACATTCCTCAAGGTCGAGTGTTAATAATTGGCGGCAATCAAGGAGATAATAATCCAGCATGGGGACTAATACAGTCTGGGTGGAAGGCTGTTATATGTGAGCCTGATCCTTTTGCTTTTAGTATACTAATAGACAATACCAGTCAGTATGCTGATAACATCACAGTTGTTAACTCTGCTATTTCATCAGAGTCTAGTGTGGCTCCATTTTACCTGTCGATTGGTAGACCTGCTATGTCCAGTATGAAAAAGGATTGGTTAGCAGAACAAGATTTGATACCCGATGAAGAGAAGACACAACGCAGTATACTAACACATGCCTTGAGTGTTCAACAGTTACTAGAGCATGTAGGAAAAGACTTTGACTTAGTAGTTATCGATGCAGAAGACATGGACGAAGAAATACTAGATGCATTTGATTGGACGCAGTTAGAAAACTGTAGAATGGTATGTGTTGAGTCTCCGCGTGATGGGTTTAATCGGCTAGCCGATGCTGGATACAAGTTAGTAAATAGTACTGAAACAAATCATTACTTCAAGAATTAACAGACGTTTTAATCGTATTTTTAGATAAATAAGTGTGTTGAGCTAGTATACTTCTAGCCCGGAGACACACAATGAGTAGACCAAAACCAGTAATACTGCTAGAAGCAGTCCATAAAGACACATATAAAGCAGAGCAAATACTTGCCGCTGAAGCAATATACAGTGTATTTTATGAAGACAAGCCCATTAACATGCGTACTTTAAACAAGTTAGTAAGTTATCCCGGACCTAAATATAAAAAAGTTTCGTTCAGCAATAGCGGACATGCTTTTAACCTTTCAGAAAAATTAAACAAAATGTTTAATACGAATAGTTTCACCGTAGTGAGGCTGACATCAGGAGTGGTTGTAAATGAAGAAGACGTCATTAATTCCGATATGTAACGCTGTATTCAATGCTGACACTATCGTTCTAACTGATGGCGAAAAACTATTACGACTCAACAACGTATTTGATGAAGACTTAATCCACAACTTACAAGATCTCAAGGACGACATTGCTCCTAGAAAAGAAGCACGAAATAGACAAACATGGGACTTACAATTAGCCGATGAAGATAAGGAAGCTATCAAGTCAGCAGTTGAAACAGCAATGGATACCAAATATCAGCACATGGGTGTAAGCCTATGGGAAGACTCGGAAGGGTATTACACACAGAAACATATAGAAGAAGAGCATGTCAATGCATCCATGCAAGTATATCTCCCGGCAGACAACTGTGCATTGCCCAACACAGGCAGTATAGTTTACGACGGTATACAAGAGTACCAAGTACCTTTCGTTCCTAACACAGGATACATTTTATCTAATAGTAACACAACTGTTCACAGTAGTGGCGAGCCAGTTAAGGCTGGACATGTAAGACGTAGTGTCTACTTCTACTTTAGAAAATGAATCAAGATAGCCTACAATACCAAATAGCATTCAAACTCCAACAAGAATACGATACATTAACTAAGTATCCAGTTAAGGAAGTGTTGTACATGTTATTTAGAAACATACAACTAACAGACAACAAGATCTCTGGACTTAGGATGACTAAGCTGGGTTTTGGTTTGCTCAAGAGCCAGTATGCTTACTATCCTTTTCTTATAGGAGAGGAAGGAGTACACAAGAACTTGTTAATAACATTGCACAAACATATGATGTGGCCCTACTACATTGATAAGAAACAGTTAGTAATGTTTAGTGGCGACGATGCTATGTGGATGAAGATGTATGGAAACGATATCGAGAAATTCACAAAAAGCATAAAATAAGGGCTAAATATAGCTATGTCAAGAGATTACAGCACAATACAACCCTGGAGTCAATCATCCACCTTACCCAGATTATCACAGCCACATGAATCCTTAAATGGTAGAATAGAAAAGTCTGATATCAAAGGATTTAAAAAATTCCAATGGCAACCTAGTGACACTCGAGCATTGGCACATGATAGTTGGAGTCATACATTCGATGAGCTGTTTTATACAGTAAACAGACAAAACTTCAGAGCAGATCAATTTAACAAGGTAAACGATAAGCCTGTACTAATGAGTCTAGGCGATAGTTATACATATGGTATAGGTGTACGTGATGCTGAGACTTGGCCCAGCATAGTAGCAAACAAACTGGACATGGTTAACTGGAACATGTCAAGTGGCGGAGGGTCTAATCAGGACATGTATTTCATATTCCAGCAAATGATATCCGCTGGCTATATTCCAGATGTAGTATGTATCATGTGGTCATTCAAGGAGAGGAGTGTTGTGAGTAGAAACGTTATCTCACCTGTGGTTGAAGAAACAGATATAATGCCTGCCGTTGGTCCTGGTTCGAAAGCAAGTGGTAGTGGTTCCTTAACATACTATCTCGATGGTGTAACCGACGGGGTTGGTAAGCCGATGAGAAATGATCCTGAGCAAAGGGCTACAGCATACAGCAAATCAATTAACACTATGCTAGAGAGAAGGCTAAATGTGCCAGTGGAACAACGAAAGCATGTGGATGATATACATCATAAAATAACCACCAAGTTCCAGGGAGTTGGTAATGATGTTGAAATAAAGTCATCGGGTAGTACGAGCGATGCACCGCTAACTAAGTCATTGTTATTACAATCTATGCACACAGACGCAGAATATACTGACTTTTTTATTATTCGTAGTGCTATTGTTAACCTATGTAAAGCACACAATATTAAAGTTAGAGAAACATTCCAAGATCATCTATTACATAAGTTTGCATTGGCATACATAGTGCCGGTGGAGGGTTGGAGTACAGGTCCGTATCCGTTAAATCCATACACATTACAAGAGGACTATGCTAGAGACTCTATACAAGAAGGCACAGGACATTTTGGTCCAGCAACACTAGAAGCAATAGCAAATTATTATTTAAGCACATTGCACAATGAACGCAAATTGTACAATGAACAGCCATAAAAAAGCACACCGAAGTGTGCTCTTCATAACCATATAAATTATACGATTGGGTTTCCGTTCTCATCCATAGCTGGTGCTGGCATATCTGTAGGCATAGTCTCTACATTTGGCTCAACGTGCTCTGGCATGTCTGTAGGCATTGGTGCTTCTACTGGCATGTCTGTAGGCATTGGTGCTTCTGCTGGTGCTGGTGCTTCATAATGAACTTCATCATGTGCTGGCATAGTGTTAGCTTCTTGGAACTGCTCACCTACGTCCATAGCTGGTACTTCAGCAACGTGCATTTCTGCTTCGTCATGCTGTTCATACTCGTATGCTATTGCGGCTGTAGTTAAGTAGTCATTTGACCAATCATCGTGCTCTGTCTCAACCCACTCACCACCTTCGTAGTTAGTGTTGGTATCACAGTTATAAATGTAGTCGTTCTCGTCCCATTCGACTGGAACTGGCTCCATCCATGTTTGTGTTACTAGGTCCCAATATGCGCCATCTCCAAAACCTTCTGGTTTTGCGTGAGTTGGTGTTGCTGGATCCATGTAATCACCTGTTGTTGGTGCATTGAATGTAAAGTCATATGTTTCAACTGGCTCTACGTGTGGAATATCAATCATCATTTGTTCTAGTTCGACTAGTTGTTTTCTGAGTGAGTATATTAAATTGGCTATATCTGCTCTTGGGTCTATCATGTTATCTCCTGTATATGTGAGGGTTAATTTGCAAATTTCAGTGTGTTTCTGTGTTATGTCACTGTATTTATCGTATTTTCGTGTATAAATAACAGTATAGTATTACTAATACAGGCCCTTAAGGGCAATTAGATGCACTTTTACCAGTTTTTACGGTAAAAAAAGGTTGACTTTGACCACGAAAACCGGTATAATATATGTATATTAAGCAAAAAAGGAAACAATATGTTCGTAATAGTAAATAAGAAAAACAACTCAATAGCAACTGAGCCTAGCAGACGTCAGTCAAACAACATGTATTCTACAGCGGCGGCGGCTAAAGCTGGTATTACTAGAACTATTAAGCATTATACCAAAGCAATTGAACAAGTTGCTGAAGTAGTTGCTAATGGTGAAGCTGAGTATATGGCTCCAATGTACAACATATTTAGAGAAGCTACTGATAAAGACCTTGGTAGAACTCATTATGCTGATAAGGCTAACTACAGAGTTATGGACAGTCAAGAGTATATGCTAATTGAGCCTATGGTTGAGAAGCGTAACATAATGACTGGTGAGACTTTTAAGGAGTCAATTAACACTCCTTACTATTTGTCAGCTAGTTCAGAAACTTATTGGAGTGCTTAAGATGTCAGATTACAAAATTATTGATGTTAACGAGAGAGATCCTTCAGGGACTTCTCTTAAAGGTTACATACAAGAAGATTATTCAACACTAGTTCAAGCGTTCGGTGAGCCACACTATCAGCAAACAGCAGATGCTGTCGAAGATAAGGTTTTCACTTCATGGGAACTAGAGTTTACTATCCAAGAGGATGGTGAAGAGGAATTTGAAACATTCCGTGCAACAATTTATGATTGGAAAGAAGATAGTCCTAGGGTGGCAAAAGAGACACCCAAGTACAAATGGCATGTAGGTGGCGACCACTACTTGTCTGTCGATGCTGTTCAGAAGTGGATAACACAGACTTATACCTCATAAAAAGGTTGACTTTGACCACGAAAAGTGGTATAATAGTTATATAAACAAAAGATAAAGCGTAGGAGCATTATATGAAGAATTTAATTTTAATCCCATTACTACTAGTTAGTACCGTTGCATTTGCTGGTCAATCAGCAGAGATGGAAGTGATCGATGTGCAGGAGTTTTATACTAAAACTAATGTAAGTGTCCCAACTGAAGTCAATGAGCAACAATGTTATAACCAGGACAGATATGCTAACAATGGTAGACGTCCTAACAGCAGAGGACTGCTTGAATACGGAGTTAACGGTGGATTTGGTTCTACTGGTGGTCTAATTGGTACAGCGACTGGAGTTGCTATTATCGATGAGCTTGGTGGTAACGATGCCGCTAAAATACTTGGTGGACTACTTGGTAACAAGATTGGTAACGATATCTCAGACAAGAAGAGACGTTCTAACCATAATAACAAGAACGGCGTACATTGTGAGATGGTTACTAGAGTTGTGTATGTTAGACAACAACAAAACGTACTATCACATTACGTGGTAACAGTAACAGACGGCTACAACGAATATAACATTAATAGACAGGCGGCACCATTCATTGGCGAGACTATTAGAGTGAATGTTAGCGTTTGGTAAGAGCAACATATAAACTAAAAAGCAACGTTATCGTTGCTTTTTTTATGGAAGAAAAAGGTTGACTTCTGCCAGGAAATCCGGTATAATACATGTATATTAAATAAAACGTAGGAGTTTTTATGAACCCATGGAATTACATACAAAGACTAGAAGCTGATAACAGCTCACTAGCGAAGCAGGTTATCTTAGAAGAAGCTCTAACATATAATTGCTCAGAAGATCAGCAAGGAACGATGTCAAACTATTCTGACAATGATTTTATTATGGGTGTCCAGTGGGCACTTGATCCGTTAGTTACATTTGGCGTTAAGCAAGTTCCTATTAGAGAAGGTGCTGATGGTGAAGGGCTTCCAATGAAAGAGTTTGAAGAGTTAGCAAGTCAATTGAAGCACAGAGTCCTTACTGGACATGCGGCTCGTGATGCTATTATCCAAGACATGGAAATGGCTACTAATGAGCAATGGAACGATTGGTACCGTAGAATA